CCAGTTCGTTTAGTTTCATTTGAGTTTCCTCGTAGTTGCCAGTATTTAGCCAAATTTATACATTTTGTCAACTCTTGTTCCAGCAGTCGACTTTGGTCTTGTCGGTAGGATACTTTGATTATGGTAGTTTCCCAGGCAGTTCCTGACATGCGATCTGCAATGTTTTTACGTGTGTAAATGTCATTGCGCAATCTTGTGACTGATTGATCCAGTACTTGTATTTGTCTAGCAAGAGTAAAATAGTTCAATCTATCGGCTATACACCAAGCAAGTGCAGATTTGGTGGTACCGAATCTGCCCACAGCATCGTCTCTTAATAGAACATCAAAGCCCTGATCTCTAGGCTGTATTGTGTATTTGCCAAAAGCACGGTATTTTTCTCCGTCTTCAATGATGACATTTTCCAGCAGATAGGGGAGTTCTTTTTCGGCCAAGGCGGCCAATTTGCGGCTGGCTTTCATTTCAATACGTAGTTTGATATCAACCAACCGACCATGGCCAACAAGAATCCAATGGTTCCAATGCTCCAATTTATCAATTGATTGTTTCGGTTGTCCACAATTTTATGCACCATGACATGTACTTCTTCTGTCATTTCTTTTAGTCGGCCGATGGAAGAGTTGGCCGCATCCAGCTGTAGTTCCAGATGACGATAACGTTCGGCACAGAGCTCCACGTGCGCTTCTAGACTCTTCTTTTCAATTTCTGTTGTGTCCATGAATTATTTATGGTCTTTTGTATAGAACCAGATGTTCACGTCTGGTTGCAGCAGTGTGGTCAGTTGTTGTTTGACATAGTTGATGATTGGAACACCACGGCATGCTTGTTTGAGCAGTCCCACCGGATCATCGTTGAGTCGAAACACATCATCAAAGTCGGTTTCAAAATCAAATTCCCAGCGACCTTGTTCCATTCGCACACTGGATATGCGTTGCGGCTGTGTGTACAGTCCTATCAATTGCAATATGGTTTCCCAGTTGCGTTGTTGATTTCTGCTGCTGTTCCAGGATTCCAAATCTGTTATTGGTTGACCAGCCTGATCTTCAAACGGCAAGGCGCTTGTTCTGAAATGTCCTGTGACACCAGTGGGTCTGCAATCAAAATCAGTCAATACACAAATACTATATGCCATGGCGTATTTACGGCCAAAAAAAAGCCCCGGAAATAATCCAGGGCCTTGATTTTTCTACAGTGTAGATTAGCCAACGTTGGGGCTGGTTGTGAATACAGCGTTACCAGCAGAGCTGTTCAACTGCAGATTCTGACCACCCGAAGCCACTGTGGCACTGGTATTAGCAGCGGCCAACAATGTTGTAGAGTCGTAAGCGCCTGTAGGATAGATAGCCAAGTTCAACACTGTTGGTGCTGCTGGACTAACTTGATACATGGCCACAGTGCCCTTGGTTTGAATGGCTTGCAACACATTGTTGATGTAGCCATTGACGTTTGCTGACGAGGTCAACGCACCATTGGCAACCAAGCTGAAGAAATCCAGCTTGGGTCCCTGGAAGTTAACTGAACCAGTTGCAGCAATGTTAGCTGTGCCGCCGATGTTGCCATTGGCAGTATCCATGTTGAATACTGGTTGGTTCGTGCCGTTTGTTTTTGTAAAAATTGCCATTTAGAAATCTCCTTGAGTAAGTGGGCTACTTGCCCTACTTTTATTTATCGATCTTGATAAAAATCAAGGGCTTGGTGGGTTGTTTCTGGCCTTGTTTCTGGCTGTGAAATCAAAGCGATTTACTGCTTTACCATAGCCCGCAGGGGTTGCAAACACCCATCCTTCGTTGCCGGGCACCTGTGCATCCAGCTTGCTCAACAGGTCCAGTTTTAGATCATGCAGCAGTTCAAACAACACAAAGGCAGCGGCCAGAGCCTGTTCATTGCTGGTGGGACTGCGCAGATATTGTAGAATGTTGTTGTATTTTTGCGGTGTCTGTGTCTGTTGCAGCCAGGCCAGAAATCCCGGAACAAGATCACTGAAATTACCAGTGTAGGCTGCATGATTTGGATCCACACGCTTGTTGATGTAGTCTATGGCCAGCTTGGCCAAGTCAGTTATCTTCATGGCACGCAATTCAGCAGGATTAAACAGAGTGTTCATGGCCGCTTGATTCTGGCGCAACAGTGTTTTGATCTGTTTAACAATGGGGTCTGCTGTTTCCACAGGTTTGGCATAGATGGGTTCAATCAACAACAGTCCTGGCACAGGATTGAACTTGACTCCGCTGAGTGGTTGCTTGGCAGCTCCTGCATCTTCATACATGGTGTGTACAGCAACACCAATCTGGGATCCTGCAATGTCCTTGCCCAACTTGCTGGCAACCGGAATTCTGTATTCCACAGTGTTTGGTTTGAATTCCACAAGGCCTGCATTTATTTCCCAGGGCCTTTCGGGACTGTACAGCAAGTCGCCTTTGACATAGCCACGGAAGTTTTTTGGAGTAGCAGCTTCTAGATATGGCCAAATGCTCTGATACACTGGCAACAAGGTCTGCACCCGGTTGGCCTGGTTGCCTTTGGCAGCAGCATTGGCATCACGCTGTGTCATATGGTCAGCAACAGCATCAATACTGGTAAACAGGCCGTCGTAGCCAACTGCTCCAAATCCTGCGTCATCAGTGAGCACAAATTCTCCAGTATCGGGCTTGCGACCAAACACCACAGCAGGCTTTCCGTCCCATTTCACAGACCCTTGCTTGGGCTGTTTGTAGAAAGAATCGGCAATGGCCAGTGCTCGTTCAACACCTGCGGCTCCTTGACGGAACACATAGTCTTCCAGATGTTCAATGCCCTTGGCTTGGCCGCCCACTGCTGCAGGTTCCTGTTCATATATTTGATACTGAGGCTTGGCTTCAATCAACTGTTGCATGCCTTGATTTACTATTCTGTCCCGCAGCCTGGCCAAAAAGTTCACATCATTTTCCTTCACAGGCATTTCAGGTTCTTTTAGCCCTTCACGTGAGAGATATTCACGAAAGTCTGCCAGCTTGGCATCGCGTTGCGGATCTGTGGCCAAAGCAGCATAGATTGATTCCACGTTCTTTAGTGCAGCTCGATCCTGAGTACCTCCCAGCAACACCGCAGACACATAGTCTGGATTCTGGCCACCTTTGACCAGTTCATTTGTGGTTCTGCTGATCATGCCATTGGCACCCACTTTGAGTCCGGCCTGCTTGGCCAAGCTGCTCAGTAGCACATTACGATTCATGCCCTTGTAGGCTGAACCTTCTGACCCACCGTAGTAGAATGTGCCCCAGTCCAGATTGGGAAAGAACATAAAGTCAGTCTGCACAAATCCACGGTTGGGATCACCGCCAATGGGTGTTCTGAAATGTACTTCGCCGGCTTTTTTGACCCATTCTCTAGGATCCAGTCCTTGACTCTGCACAAACTGAGTTAGACCAGCTGCCAGCTGTTCTTTGGTTGTTTCTCCAAGATCCACAGCCAGATCCAGGTCGCCAGATGTGGGTTTGCGACCTGTGCTGCCCAGCCAACGATCTTCAGGAAAGTTGATACCTGTGACTTGTTCAACCCAGGCAATGGTAGCAGGAACATCTGCTTGATTGATACGTTGAGTTAGTGGGGTACCATCACGGTCTTTGAATACATTGCCGCCTTCGAAAATTTTCATCTTGGTCCTGTTGCTGTTATGTGCTGGTTGGTGTTTTTCTAACAGTTCTAGCAAAACGTCCTGCATCTCGGGTGCGAATAGAATTCAGCAGTTTACGAGTTAGATTTTCTGCCTGCTCAGGAGTGTATGTGGCATCAATTTGCTCCAGCAGGTTGATGGCACTGGCTATGACATTGGATGCACGACTCTCGATCATTAGATCGCGCTCACGCTCAATATACATGGAATCTAATTCTTCTAACAAACTACGAGTGCGTTTTTGCATGATTTTTATTGCAGACCTTTGACATTATTTATCGGTTTTTGATTTCAACCAAGATTAGCTGTGTCCGAGTTTGGCGTTTATTTCTAACCAGATTCCTTCTCGATCTGGATCATACGGAATCCATATTGTCTCATTGATTAATGTTTCCAGATGTTGCTGTATTCTTGAGTCAATCACAATGTCAGTTTGTGGAATAATCTGTTCCACCAACCAATAAAAATGCACTATTGGCGAGGGCTGTACTTGTGTTTGTCGAGACAATTTAAATCGGGTGTCCTGACTGAATGTATCTGCTGACAGTGTGCTGGTATGCACTAGTTGACAATTTAAATTGCTAGCTGTTTGAGATACCAGTGTGTGATATACTTGTTGTCTACGATGATGTTGATGTTTCTGTACATAAAATTTGTGATAATCCTGTACCTCTTGGACTTTGCTGCCACTGCTCAACCACCAGCTACGATCTTGTGAATCAACATTGATATTAAAATGATATACTTTATCGTTTGCAATGATATGTTGCCAGGAATCATCCTCAATTATCTTGTCAAATCTGTCTACCATTGGCCACTGAAAAATTACTGTGCTATCATGCATCTGATCTATTAGATCTACAAATCCTGAAACTAAAAATTCAGTGCCTGCCCCAATGCCGGCTGTGTTGATCACTTGATATTTTGGCACCAGCGTTTGTAAAATCTGCGGCCACTCTGGCCATATATGCCCGGTTGCAAATCCGTCACCAAAACAGAAGATTTTTTTCATATCAAAATCTTTGATCAAAAGTTTTTAAATGTTGATCCGCCGCTGTCCACACCTGGCAAGTGGTTGTGGGATAGCTATCATCATCAAACAATTCCCCATCAAATATTCCAAGAGATTTTGACAGCAAGCTATTGATCAATGCCTGCAATATTTCATCACTGAAAAATTCAATATTGTTTCCTGCAATTGCAGCATGTACCAGGTGTTTGCATTTTTTGTAATATTGCCATCCTTGATTTTTAGCTAAAAATTCTTCCAATAAATCACTTAGCTCTTGATCAGGCACAAATGTCATTTCCAAATACTCAGCCAGGCGATACAGTTCATTATAAAACTCCACTAGATCAAATAAACTTTCCATACCAAATTCAAAAACTGCTGCATCAGGCCAGCGCCAGTGGCCCGGAAGAGGATATCCGTCGACCGTTGAATTAAATTTAGCATACCATTCATTTCTAAATTTGGCAGGACTATTTCTTACTGATTCTGGAGTTGATTTTATTTTTTTTTCTAAAGGTATGTCCCCGGCCCGGCTCATGACATTGATTTGATATATCCAGTTGGCCCAGTCCTGATTGATGTTGATTCTTATTAACTTGGGTGAGATAATTTGCGGAATATTGAACTCGGTATAATGTGCAGCTTTTACTATCCTGTGTGCCATGTATGCCGTATCATTGCGAATACGATGACAGGAGCCATGCTCGGTAAAAATGTTGGGTACTCGGGGGCCTTTGAATATCCAGGTGTTGATTACATACTCTAGAAAATGCCCATGGCTACCTGAGAAAAAATCTAGGTTTACCATCAACTGGCCTTGATCTGTCCCAGCAACTGCTTGAGTTTGTTGCTTTGTATGTCTGCCGAGACTTTGGGAGTGTCGCCGGCATAGCGTCCTTTTGTGCTGGCAGCAGGCTCCCAGGGTGCTGTGTTGTCTTGGGCATCAGCAGCCTTGACCTGACTGCGGGCCTTGATTGAGTCCATGATTGAACTTTGCGGCTTGTGGTATCCGCCGCCTTCGTCCCCGCCTTCATCAGTAATACGCATAGTTTCAATGTTATACTCCAAATCAATTTTTTGACCAACGCCGGTCGAGCTTCGAGATTTCATACA